GGATTATTGGTCGTCAACAAGATAAAGTTGGCACCGAAATTCAAGGGTATCACTTCGTAATCAATATCGAAAAATCACGTCACGTTAAAGAAAAATCTAAAATTCCAATTACTGTAAGTTGGGAAGGTGGTATCCAGAAATGGTCTGGTCTAATGGAAGTTGCTGAAAAAGGTGGCTATCTACGTAAACCAAAGGTTGGCTGGTATGAAGCAGTCGATCCATCTACTGGTGAAGTACTTAACGATAAACTCATGAGAGCAAAAGAAATAGTTGACAATTTTGAGTTTTGGGATATGATGTTTAATAAGACAGACTTTGTTTCTTATGTTAAGAATGCATTCTCTGTTGGTGGGAACATTCAAATTTCAGACGAAGATGTAATCGATATTGAGGACGACGAGGAATAATGCTTGAAAGAACAATCTTATCAAATCTAGTATTTAACAGTGATTATTTTCAAAAAGTATATCCGTATTTGAAACCGGATTACTTTGAAGATAATAACGCAAGAAAAGTATTTGAAACATATTCTAAATATGTGGATCAATACAAGGAGCCTCCCTCAGTGGAGGCTCTTAAAATTTCTCTTGATAAACGTAAAGATTTAAACGAAGAGTCTTACAAAAGTGTAATGACTGAAGTTGATAGTCTTGCTCTTGATAGTTTAACTAATCCTGATTGGCTTGTTTCAGAAACTGAAAAGTTTTGCCAAGACCGAGATTTGTTTAATTCTATTCGTAAAGCAATTTTGATTATGGATGGTCAAGATAAAGATAATGATAAAGGTTCTATTCCAGAACTTCTATCTCAATCTCTTGCTATTAGTTTTGATACTTCGATTGGGCATGACTTTATTGATGATGCAGATTCTCGTTATGATTTCTATCATCGTAAAGAAGAACGACTTCCGTTTGACATTGATATGTTGAACAAAATTACCAAGGGAGGATTACCTAGGAAATCCATGACTGTCCTCTTGGCAACTACTGGCGGTGGTAAGTCACTTGTTAAGTGTCATATGGCCGCCAGTTATTTGCTTACTGGTAAAAATGTGCTTTATGTTACTATGGAAATGGCCGAAGAACGTATTGCAGAACGTATTGACGCTAATATGATGAATGTTTCTCTTGATGAACTTAAGATTATGCCTCGAGATGTTTATGAGAAACGCATTGAACGAATCAAAGGTAAAACGACAGGCAAGCTTGTTGTAAAAGAATATCCAACTGGCTCTGCTCATGCTGGACATTTCCGTCACCTGTTACACGAACTCAAAATGAAACGTGGGTTTACTCCAGATGTTATCTTCATTGATTACCTAAATATATGTGCAAGCTCTCGTGTTAAAGGTGCGGCGGCTGCAAACTCTTATACTTTAGTTAAATCAATTGCGGAGGAAATTCGTGGCCTATCTATGGAGTTTAATTGTGCAGTTGTTACTAGCTCTCAGTTTAATCGCGATGGTTATGGTTCCAGTGATGTTGATCTTACAAATACCTCCGAATCAATGGGTATTACTCATACTGCAGACTGTATTCTTGGATTAATTACAACCGAGGATCTAGATGCACTTGGTCAACTTATGATTAAACAATTGAAAAATCGCTGGGGTGATCTCGGCTATTATCGCAGATTTGTTGTCGGTATTGATAGATCTAAAATGCAAATTTATGATCTGGAAGATAGCGCACAAAACGGTATTACGCAAGGTCAAAGTGCTGCAAATACACAACCACGTCCATCTTCAACTGTAGATGATGGTCCGGTTTTTGATAAAGGTTCATTTAGTTCTAAGAAAACTCTATTTTCAGCAGGAGGAATCGTATGAGTTATGTAGTAAAGCCGGTTGGTGAAAAGTATAAAATTTATAATACATCTTCAAATCAATACATTAATATGTTTTTTTCTAAAACAGATGCAGATCGTATTGCTCGTAAAATGAACCTTGGCGCTGGATTCGGTGATTGGATTCCAGACTTCTTTAACAAGGAGTTTCCACCCGTTTATAAATAAAAGAAAAAACAATTTGATGAGAGAACAAAATGTTATCTTTTAAACAGCACCTAGGCGAAAAACTGGAGTTACTATTAATGAGCGCTGCATCCGACAGATATGAACAAGCAGTTGCAGTTGCTATTGATAGTATTGATGGTGTTACTGCAGATAGACCAAAGGTTAGTACAAAATATGCAGATGTATTAGTCAAACTAAATGGTAAAAAGACTTGGTTAGAAGTCAAAATGAATCATACCGATAATTTGGGTAATACTCGCGTTTCATACGTAGATGGTAAGTGGACAGCTGCAGCCCCATTAGATCCAGTTAAAAATTTTGCTATAGAATATCTTTCAAAAGATCGTCAAACACAGCAATTCTTAAAAGATATTGCAGAATATGCTGGAATTACAAACTGGAAAAATATGACAGTGCCATCTACTCAAGGCTATCTAAAAAATAAAAATGCTGTTTCTTATGAAAAAATGAAAGAGTATTTAAGTACTAGAAGTCAATATATTTTAGATGTTAAAAACGTAGATCTTGGTGATCTTGTAACTCGTCATTATTTAGAAGGTAAAGCAGAACCGGCTCATTATATGCAAGCAGGTGATGACTTTTATATGATTGGCAAAGCAAACCCGTTAGGATTACCTACAGATATTCCAGAACTTGGAAGAAAAGGACAATGCATGGGTTCATTTAAAATGAGAATTGGTGTTAGAGGTAGTAAACCATTTTATGAAGTACAGCCCGAAATTAAGATTCTTAATATGCCAAAGAGTCCATATTCTGTTAAACCTGGTACAAGAAAATTAAATCCTTTTACACATCAAAGAGTTAGAACCACAACATGATTTCTTTTAAAGAGTTCCTAAAAGAAGATAAAAATACTCACATGGAACACCTAGAGGATAATATCCTCAATGGAGGTGTTGTAGGCACTCGTGAAGCTATTAATTTTCTTCGTGCATTAAGAGATATGTTAGCAGGTAGATCTAAGTCTCGTGTTAATGTAACAGTTAAATGGGATGGCGCGCCAGCAGTCTTTGCAGGAATCGATCCTTCTGATGGTAAGTTCTTTGTTGCTAAAAAGGGTATCTTTAATAAGAATCCAAAGGTATATAAAACAGATGCAGATATTGATGCAGACACTTCAGGTGATTTGAATACAAAATTAAAACTAGCCTTGGCCGAGCTACCAAAACTTGGTATCAAAGGTGTAGTACAAGGTGATTTCCTATATGCTAAAGAAGATCTCAAAGTGGTGGACATTGAAGGTGAACCGCATATTACTTTCCACCCTAATACGATTGTTTACGCGGTACCTCAAAATTCAGACCTTGGTCGAGAAATCCTCAGATCAAAAATTGGTGTGGTATGGCACACAACATACCGAGGATCAAGCTTTGAAGAAATGTCTGCAAGTTTTGGAGAGGAGATTGCATCTAATCTCAAAAAAGTAAAAGGCGTTTGGTCAGTAGATGCAGTATATAAAGATGTTTCTGGTACTGCTACGTTTACTGAAGCTGAAACAGAAAAAGTAACTGCCATTCTTTCACTTGCTGGTAAGAAGTTTAATAGTATCAAAGCAGACACTTTAAATGGTGTTGCTATGCATCCAGATACTTTAATTAAAATTAAAACATTTGTCAATAGTAAAATTAGACAAGGTGAAAGAATTAAAAATCCTCGTAGATTTGCAAAAGAACTTATATCTTATATTAACGACTATTATCAAAAAGACGCAGATAAAAAGAAAACCGAAAAAGGTAAAGCATCTTCTTTTGCTAAAAGAGATGAAACATTACAATATTTTAAAAGAACTCCAGAATCTCAGATTGTAGCAATGTTTGAATTGTATAATCTAATTATTGATGCTAAGCTTATGATTATTTCCAAATTAGACAAAGCAAAACGCATTGGTACATTCTTAAAAACTGCTAATGGTTATGAAGTAACAGAGCAAGAAGGCTTTGTTGCAATCGATCATATGGGTAAAAATGCAGTTAAGTTAGTTGATCGTCTTGGATTTAGTAAAGCTAATTTCTCAGATCAATATATCAAAGGATGGCAACGATAATGGCTTGGATAACAGTACCAGGAAGTAATGGCATTTGGGAATACGATAACGCACCTACACTAGGAACATTAGCTCCTGGCGCAAAGGTTCATCCAGATGATCAGTATTATCGCGAAGCAAACGGCGCAGTAACAGCTGGAATTAGATCATTTACTCCTCCAGACGGTAATACCCAAGAGACGTACGTAAAATGCCGTAAAGTAGGATCTGATTATCCAACTAGAACAGTAGGTCCTTGGAGCGAATTAAGCAAAAATTATTATGATTCAAGGATTTAATAATGAGTGCATTAGATGAATTTAAAAAAATGCTGCAACAGGCACAAAAAGGTGATTTTGAAGTAGAACCTGAAATTGAAGAAATTCAGGAAGAGGTTATACCAGAGTTAAGTCCGCTTGAACAACTCAAAGATCTTCTAAGAGAAGCAGCACCTCATTATATTCCAAAAGAAATAGTTGAAGAAAGTATTAAAACAGAAATTGAAACATTATCCGAAAAAGATATTGTTCAAATGACTGCAGATCTATTAAGTAAAAGCAATAGAGCTAATAATATTCCAGCTGCTCCACAGGATATTGAATCTCAAAGATGGAATGATCCATTAAGAAATACTAACTTTGTTACTCAAAAACAAATGAACGAACATTATAATTTGTTTTTGCAAAGAATACAACAACAAATGTCAACTATCGGTGGCGGTGGTGAAGTTTGGTTAAGAAATCTAAACGATGTTGATAGATCTACAATGACACCATCTAATAACAACTGGTTGTTAGAATGGGATTCTACTACTAAAAAAGCTAAGTTCACTAACGAACTTGGACCAGTAGATAATATAAGATTTGATAGAACTCATACACACTTAGAAGAAAGAGTTGTTGGTACTTTATGCTGGAGCCCAGAAGATCAAACACTAAATATTGAACATCCCGGCGGTGTAACACAGCAAGTCGGTCAAGAATCTTATGCATATGTAAGAAATGGTACTGCAAATACTATCGTAAATGGTACGCCTGTTATGTTTGTAGGCGCAGAAGATGATGGTGGATCAGGAGCTAGATTACTTGTAGGTCCTATAGTAGCTAATGGAACCTTTCCTTCTTTATACGGTCTAGGTATAGCAACACAAGATTTAGATCCTGCCCAAGATGGTCGTGTTACTGTATGGGGCAAAGTTCGAGATCTTAACACTTCTGCTTGGGAAATCGGCGATATTCTATACGCAGACCCAGATAATGCTGGACAGCTTACAAATGTTAAGCCAACTGCTCCTAATAACGTAATTCCATTTGCTGCAGTACTTAAGAAAGATGCAGAAACTGGTGAAATCTTTGTTCGTCCTACGGTTGAGCAACAAAAATACTATGGGCGTTTCTCGAGATTAACTGATGTTACAGCAGCTAATCCAAATCAAGCTTATACTATTGCTTTCGATACAGTCGACATATCTAATGGCGTAACAATTGGTGGACCTAGTAATACTCATATTGAAGTTGCAGATTCAGGATTTTATAACTTTAGTGTATCAGCACAGGTATCTGCAACATCTAATAAAGGTCGTGTTTATCTTTGGTTTAGAAAGAATGGTGTAGATATTCCAAATTCTACTCGAGCCACAACCGTAACTAATGGTGATACCTTTAACGTTGCCACTACAATTTCTATATCTTTAGATGCTAATGATTATGTAGAAATGGTTTGGGCTCGTACTGCTACCGGCATTATTTTAGATGCAGTACCAGCAACGGCTTTTGCTCCAAGTTCGGGTGCAATTACATTAGATGTAGCACAAACACAGCTATAACATAACTAACTAGTAGATAATTCAGCTTAAGCCATTACAAAAAGTACATGGTGCTATTCAAAAATGTCAACTATTATTACCCACTTTTTTTAATTTTCCTATATAAATAAAGTTGTATACTAAAACAGTAATTTATGTGTACAACTTTACACACACTATAGGAGAAACACACATGACACAGTACGTGTTAACAGCAGCACAATGGCTAGATTTTGGTAGCTTAGGAACTTGGTTCAAAGACTTAGCTAGACAATACAAGCAATATAAAAAAGTACGTTCAACAATCAATGAACTTTCAAAATTATCAGATCGCGAATTAAGAGACATTGGAATTAGTCGTGGCGACATTTGGGCTATTGCTAATGAAGATGCAAGTTTCAAAAGATTTGCAGAAGAAAACAGCAATCTAAAAGGGTGGGTGTAATGACTGATATCGCAATCAACTATGTTGTTAATCCACTTGCAGGTTTTTGGAACGGTGTAAAAACTTTTATTGAAGTTGCAGGTTATGCTAGAGCAGCTGCAGAACTTTCCCGTCTTGGTTATTATAAAGAAGCACAAGCGTGCATGATGCAAGTTAAAAATCTAAGAAAATAATTTTAGACTAAAAACTTATAAATAAAAGGGCATAGGCAACTAATGCCCTTTATTTTTATGGGAGAAGAGATTATGGGAAGAATACGTGATCGTGGAAACGACGGCGGCAACGTTTATCGTTGGAAAACAATCGAAAAATTTGTTAAAGAAAATAACTGGACCTATGGTGCTGAGCTTGGTGTTCATGAAGGTGTGACGTTTAAATATCTTGTATCTAATTGTCCTAATCTTAAAATGGTTGGAGTAGATTTATACGAGTCACAACCGGAAAACGACGGGCCAGAAAAATGGACTCCAGGAGAAAATGGGTGGGCTTGGAATCATAATCAGCATTATGTAGATGTATCTAATTTTTGCAAAAGATTTCCAGATAGAGCCACCATTTTAAAAGATTATACTACCGAAGCAGCAAAACAAGTTGAAGATGAAAGTCTCGATTTTGTATTCATTGATGCAGATCATGGATACGAAGGCTGTTTAAGAGATATTAAAGCATGGGCACCAAAAGTAAAACCTGGTGGTAGAATTATGGGACATGACATTCATTTCCCTACAGTTAAACAGGCCGTTACTGAATATTTTGGTGATACACCTTATAATGTTGAAGACGATTTTGTGTGGTGGGTTCAGAAATGAATATTGAAAAGAAGTTAACTCAAATTTGGATTGGTCCAAAGCCAGCTCCTCTCAAGTGGATGCACACTTGGAGAGACAAACATCCTGATTGGGAATACTCTATTTTCACTGATGAAATGCTTAAGTCGCATAAGTGGCATAATCAGCATTTAATAGATCATTATTATAATACAAAGAAATGGCCTGGCGTATCTGATTTAATAAGATATGAACTTCTTTATGAAAGAGGTGGATTTTGGCCAGAAGCAGACATGACTTGTTTAGAAAATACTGAAGAGCTATTTGATGCTCCTGAAGATCATGCGTATTCTTGTTATGAAAATGAAAAAGGTCGCCAAAACTTTATTCAGCCAATCATGGCATGCAATCCTGGTAATGAATTTGTAAAACATATTATAGACACATTACATCAATTAAAACCAGAACAATTACACCCAGAGCCATTCAGATCTACGGGTAATTTATTTCTTTCACATCATGTTCCAAATTGGAAACATAAGCTTAGAATTTGGCCTTCTCATTATTTCATTCCATTATTTTATATTGGTGGAGCTAAAAGATATGATGGTCCAGATAAAGTGTATGCAGATCACAAATGGGGTTCAACTGGACATGCAAACAGCGTAAACTATAATCAGGGTATCTAATGTATATATCGCACAAATATAAACTCGTATTTCTTCGTACTCCTAAAACAGCATCTAGTAGTTTATCTGAGTTCTTTATTAAGAACATTCCAGACATGTCTGCGATATATACACCTGTAGAAGATTCTAAACTTGAGGGAACTGTGCATCCTCTCATTATTAATAAGTACAGAAATAATTTTAAGTATTATCACTTCACTTTAGAAGATTTAATAAAAGAAAAACTTATTACAGTAGAACAAGCTAAAACATACAGAATAATATCTGTATTAAGAAATCCTATTGACAGACAAAAAAGTTTTTATTATTTTTATAAAAAATGGAAAAATAGAAATAATCCATTTACTGTACAAGATTATAAATCTTTAGCTCCAAATGGATATTTTAAAGGCGAACCAAATTCTGCGATTCGGCAAACGGATTTTGGCAAACTTGGAGATGAGTATATTGGTGAATATTGGCTTTATGAAAATTTAGATGCACATATTAATAAACTTATGAAAGATTTAGAACTTGAAATTGTGCATCCTTTGCCAACCCACAAAAGCAATTTTAGAAAAAATAGAAAAAATGAATTTGCATTTGATGAAGAAGCTATGGAACAAATAAAATTTGTCTTTGAAAAAGACTTTGAATTATATAATGAACTAAAGGAGAAATCTTATGAAAGTATCTAAGGCATATATTCTTAAGATAGATACGCCTGTATCAAATGAATATGCAAAAACCTGTTCAGACTCGTGTGATAAGGTGGGACTTAAATGGGAATACTTTAATGGATTCCAAAATATGACAGGAAGAATGGCATTTGGCCAACTTGGTATTCCAAATTTACCCACCGAACCATACCAGCATTTACAGCAAACGGCCCCTGCCCATAAAGCAATGTGTGCAACTGCTGGCCACTTTGGTATATGGAAAAAGATTGCAGAAGGCACAGATGAGGCTGCAGTTATACTAGAGCATGATGCTATTATGTTACAACCAGTAACAATAGATATACCAGAGAAAAAAATTGTAGTTCTTGGGTATAAATTAGGAGATCCTTCTAGATATAATCATGAAGCAGCGGGTCCACCAGAAGAATTAATTGACATTAACGGTCATGAAGGTGCCCATGCATATGCTATCACAAAATCTACTGCACAGTTTTTAATTAATGAAATTGCTACAAAAGGTATTCGTAGTGCTATTGATAATGATTATTTTATTAGAGGCCAAAGGAGAACTGCAATTCCATTAGCGATTGCATCACCTACTCCTGCTATGGCCTGGTTAAGAGAATCAACAATATGGGCAAATTCTGCTCATATTAACTATCAATTTATACCTTCGTTTCAACGAAATTATAAATAAATCAATATTATTTCCATAAACAGGACTTAAAAATGGCTTCGCCAGATAAAAAGAAAAAAGTAAAAGGATTCAAAGAATTTGATCCTTCTAAGTATATTGAAACACAACCGGTCTTAGATGAAGCTAAGAAAGGTACAGTTGTTGTAGCATGGGGTCGTATGAATCCTATGACAGCTGGTCATGAAAAGCTTGTTAATAAAGTAATTTCTGTTGCTAAATCTGAAAAAGGTCAACCAGAAATTTATCTTACACATTCTTTTGATAAGAAAAAGAATCCACTTGCTTATGATGATAAGATTAAACTGGCGCAAAAAGCCTTTGGTCCTACAATTAAAAAATCTAATGCTAAAACTATTTTCCAATTAATGGCTCAATTAAATACAAAATATAATAAAGTTGTGCTAATAGCTGGATCAGATAGAGTAAACGAATTTAGCAATACACTTCAAAAATATAATGGTAAAGAATATAATTTTGATGAAATTAAAGTAGTATCAGCAGGCCAGAGAGATGAAGAAGCAGATGATGTTTCTGGTATCTCAGGAACAAAAATGAGAGGCTATGCAGCCACTGATATGAAAAAATTTACAGCAAACTTACCAACAAGACTTAAAGCAGATGCTGAATCTATTGCAGCATTAGTTAGAAAAGGTATGAATATGTCGGAATCGGAAGAAATTTACTTTGACGATAATGAAGTAATGGACGAAGCTTTAAATCGTCAACAGCGTAGAGCACGTTCTATTGCATTCAAGAGAGCCCGTTTTAAAATTAAGCGTGGCAGAGAAAAAGCAAAAAGAAAAGTTGCATCTATGGATGTTCTTAAGAAAAGAGCTCGTAAAGCTGCACTCGGTGTTTTAAAGCAAAAGTTTGCTAAGAATAGACGCT